GTTCTTGGTTGATAAGTTCTTGAGCCACACCGCAGAGGTACTGCGTATGGCATTCAAGTGCTTCCAAAGATTCGGGGCTGATGAAATATTCTTTCGAGTAACAGGAACACCTGATCCACAAATATTCACCAAGGGGGACCCCGATGAAAACTTTGATATACTTATTAACTTCGATGTTCAGAACACTGATCCAGAAACTGTTAAGAATAAACTGGCGCAGTTCGTTCAACTCAATCAGCTCAATGCTAATAACCGCCTTAACGTGGACAGCCTCTTGGATATTGCGGCTGTTGAAATTGACCCAGTCATGGCTGATGCGGTGCTTCAACCAGTGGAGACAGCCCAGCAAGAAATGGTTAAGAATGTTACTGACGACCTCGCTAAGATATACGCAGGGATTGAGATGCCTGCTCGCCCGGCTGGTGCGCAGATTGCAATCCAAGTGATCCAGCAGTATTCACAGCAGCCCGATGTTGCTCAACGCTTGCAGACCGATCAGTCCTTTGCTGCTCGTATGCAGAAGTACGCAGGGCAGTACACCTTCCAGATCCAGCAGGCACAGAATGCACAGATCGGTCGAGTCGGTACAGCCCCAGCGCAGATGGGTGACGTTAGTACGCAGAATCTATGAACATTCAGGAAGACATAAAGAAACTACAGGAATACGAAGCGTTCGCTCGCTTTGTTAAAATGATCCACGATCTCCGGGAGGAGACCATTGAGGAGATGCACGAGGCCCCAACGGATCGCCTACAGCAACTGTCCGGTAGAATTATTTCGTACGATCAAATTATACAGATGTCGGACCTCCAGTTACTGAGGAATCGTTTCAGTGATTTCATGTGACCCCCTGTGTTATAATCCGCTCATCGCTATCTCTCGGCGTAAATGAGTGGAAATTATGACAGAGCAAAGTACGACTGCTAACGCTGGGGCAGACGAAAGTCCAGTGGTTAATACAAATATGTCCGTAACGGATTTTGCTGCGAGGCGAATCGGTGAGATGACTCAAAAGGCTCCGGAACAAACAGAGCCAGAGGAACAACCCACCGAAGAAACCGAGGAGCCAGTTACCGAAGAAGTTACTGAGGAGACCGAAGAGGTTACCGAGGAAACCGAAGAGGTTGCTGAGAACGAAGAAGACGTTCTTTCACAGATTGACTTGGACACCATGTCCGAGGATGAGTTAAGGGAGCTTTCTGAAAAGCTAGGCAGCAAAGCAGTTGCACGATTCGGTGCATTGACTGCGAAGCGAAAAGCGGCAGAAGAGCGACTTGCGGAATTGGAGGCAAAACTAAGCCAACAGAACCCACTTGATACCCCCAAAAAAGTAGATAACAACCCATTCAGTAATCTTAATTCAGTTGAAGAACTGCAAGCTAAGTCCACTGAGGTTGAAAGTATAATCGAATGGGCCGAGGAACTGTTGTTCGAGAGTGATGCTTATGCACCGGATGATGTCGTCACAGAAGTTGAGGGCAAGGAGCTAACCAAATCAGATGTTCGTAAGCACTTATTACAGGCAAGAAAATCGCAGAAGACGTTTCTCCCGGATCAACTTCAAAAAATCCAAGCCCAGCAAAAAGGCGAGGAGCTAGAGGTTGCATTCAAGAAACGAGCAGAGGACGAATTATCTTGGTTAAAAGGTGAAGACAACGACACACGCAAGCAATACGAATCAATTATAAATGATAAGCGGTTTCAACAACTTAAGAAAACCTTAAAGCGTGAATCGCCCGATCTATCCGGACAACTGGATTACTTCTTCGCTCACGCAGCGAACAGTATCTACGGTCGGAAAACCATTGATTCAAAACAATCCCCCCCTACCCTCAATCCTCCACGAACCGGGCCAACTGGTTCAGCTAGATCGGACAAGGGACCAACGAAAACTGCGAAAGCGCTGAAGGATCTTCAGACTAGATTCCGTACATCGGGCAACGCTCGTGACTTTGCTGAAATGCGAAAACTACAAATGGCTAATCGCCGATAACTAATTCTTAATACTTATTTACAATGTCCTTTTCAAATACATTCGATACAACCAATACAGGTTCCGGTGTATCCAACCGGGAAGACTTGACAGATGTTCTGACAATTCTTGCCCCCGAGGAAACTCCGATCCTTTCTTCTGCTAACAAAGAACGTGCTTCCGCTACTAACGTAGAGTGGACCGTTGATTCATTGTCCGCCCCTGTTACTACTGGTATCTCTGAAGGTGCTGATGTTACAGCATTCGACGACAAGTTCAAGGGTCGTGCCCGCCTTGGCAACCGCATCCAAAAGTTCCGCCGTGACTATATGGTTTCCGATCTACAGGAAGCTGTTGACTCCGTTGGTCCTGCTAAGATTGCTCAAGCTGAAGCTAAAGCAATCCGTGAACTCAAGCGTGACATCGAAGCTACACTGTCTGGTACTCAAGATCAAGCTACTGAAAATGGTGCTGGCCAAGCCAACCGTCTTCGTGGTCTTGGTGACTGGCTTGACGGTGCTGCTGGCAATGTTCCTAGTGCATTCCAGACTCCTGATGATAGCATTTACACAACGGCCGAAGCAAATGCTAACCCATTTAGCGAAGCAGCACTTAATGGAATTATCAGTTCTATCTTCCGTGTAACTGGTTCTGCTAACAACCTTATGCTTGTTGCTGATACTGGACTACGCCAAGTTATTGCTGACTTTGCTCGTGTTTCTGGTGGTGTAACTGAATCCATTCGTTCAGTAAACTATGACGGCAACAGCGGTTCAATTAAGCTTAGTGTTGACCTCTATGAGTCCGATCACGGTGTTGTTTCCATTGTGAACCAAAATCCTGATTGCGCTCCTAACTTCGGTGGTAACACGACTACTGGTTCTGGTTTTGTCGTAAACCCAGAGTACTACGGTGTTCACGAGCTAATCCCTATGGGTTCTACACGCCTTCCAAATCTTGGTGGTGGTGAACGTGGTTTTGTTGACTGTGCATTGACCCTCGGTGTTTACCACCCCGGCGCACACGGTCTTATTCAAGACGTAACCTAATTCTGAACCAAGGAGATATAATACTATGTCACGTTTAACTGTAAATGAAGCCGGAACATCCGGTTATACCGACGAAATCATCCTTACACCGGGTGACTTCACGACTGCTGCTGGGAATACTACAACTGTAGTTAACTTCCCCGTAAAAGCTGGTGATCTTATCGATGCCGTTGCTTTACAAGTAACAGAAGCATTTAGTGTAAGTTCAAACATCACTATTGGTCCTGATGGAACAGCACGTTCCGCAGGTGCTAGTGCAAACGGCTTCATTGAAGCTGACAATGCAAATGCAACAGGGTTATCAGTAAATACTGGTGATCTATTGGATGATGGTGGAGGAGCCAACGAAAACCGTTTTAAGGCGGATGCAGATGGCAACATTACTATCACAGCAGCTAGCGCACTAGACGTTAGCACAAGCGGTAAAATGCGTGTGCTATTCAGCGTCAAACGTGTTGACTTCTAATTGATTCTGGTTGGGGGTGGCTGCGTAGCGGCCACTCCCTTCCTTTATTTTATGGATATTATTGTTCCGAACCTTAAGCGGTACTCCGATGGGGAGATTGACCGTGCGTTTATGAAAGAGATCCGTACAGGATTTAAACTAGAACGTGAGACGGAAGCGAAGAGAACAAAGCAAGCAGCTAAAGAAGCTAAAGAGCTAAAAGGGACAACGCACCCTGTACTCGGTAAACCCGTAGCGACAATCCCGGCCCGTGAGTTCTTTCGACTCACACAGAAGTACGGTCACGAGACCGTTCATTCTAAAGAATTTTTAAAGTACTACAATAAGAAGTTCCCCGAACTTAGCCCGAACAAAGCATAATGCAGACTAGAACCTACGGCGACCTATTTAAGTTAATTTCAGCACTGGTCGGTACTGGTGGTCAACTTGCAACAGGTGAACAGGATCAACTTCGGCATTTTATTAACCGAAGGTTCCAAGAGGCTTTCGATGAAAGCCCTGTCTGGCCTCGATACCTTGTTAGTGGAGAAAAGCGTATAATTTCTTCCTTGAATCTTTCTGGATCAGCAACAAGTGCGGTCAATCAGAACTACAAGATTGCTGGTACTTTTAACGGGAAGGCGTACACAGGAGATACGACTATAGGCAAAAGCGGAACAACTATTTATGAAGGTATAACCAATAGTACAGTTCGTATTTACAAGAACAATAATGATGCTTGGGTTGTTGCAACAGGAACTGGAAACCTTCAGAAGAATTCAGATGGTACTGTATCAATACAGGTTGCAGGAACGGCTCAAGCAACGGAAACTGATTCCGTTAAGAAATCAAATGTAGCTGACGTTGAGGACTGGAATCCGACTGGACTATTGGTTACTCCCCAGAGCTTGATTCCTTACGCACAGACAGGCAAGGATACTATTGGTGATTTTAATCGGATTCACCGCAAGCAGCCATTCCTCAATAACTCAGCTATTGAGTACGACTTTTTTGTAGATTTTGACGGGGCTAATATTCTAAACATAATTAGCACTACGGATAATACCGCCTTTGTAACATACAAGAAGCAGTTCACTCCGTTTACCCTTACCTCCGGATACTATGATTCAAGCGCAGAGGTCCCGGCTGAGTTCTTTAACTTCATTGCTCACGCTGCTTATTCTGACTTCCTTCGGGTACAGAATAAACAAGAAGAAGCAATAGCCGAAGAAACCTTAGCAAAAACTTATCTAGCCTTGGAGCTAGAGAAGATCGACATCCGTTCTAATAACTCAACAATAAACAAACGATTCTCAACTTACGTAAATCGGCAATCCCGATAACCCCTGTGATATAATAACATTATGGCATCTTCACGCAACAACGCCCTTGAGTTCTCATCCGCTGGATCTATTGTAATTAACGCTGCTGATGGAGCTACCGCTGGCAGTTTTGGTGCAATCCAGATTCTTAAGGATTCAACTCTATCTGCACTTACAGCAACTAACGTAACTAACTCAGCCGATCTTCTTACGTCATTTGGTGCTGGCACGATCATATACGGCAACTTCACCAGCGTAACCATTAGTGCTGGATTAGTACAACTCCACAAAGTTTAGTATGCACAATAGTCTGGATCAGGCACTCGGTCGACCGCCTCGTCCAAACAGGGTTGGGCAGAGTATCCTTAACATCGGAGGGGACGCTAGTGCTGCGTATTCACTCCGTAGTCTAACTGGCGGTGAACCAAAGGCAGTCCGTATCCGTAGGGACGGGGACAACGAGGAGCGGGACTTTACTACTGCTGAAATAGGAACCGAAGCCGCTGCTTGGACAAACGGATTACAGGAGACGGCTCTTCCTGCTGACCTCGGCGTTAC